TATAGTTTCTGTAGTCATACAGATTGCATAGCGAAGGTAGGATTCCTCATTCTTTGTTGAGTAGTCACGACAAACTATTTCAAGAACAGTTGTTTCCCTGTTTGCTCCCATTTGCGAAGTAACTTTGTTATCAAAGGTTCCATTCGGAAACATCAAAGGCAAATGGTCAAACTTAACCTTTTTACGCTCACGGAATACGTGATCTATTCTGTCGTCGGGGCCAGTATCAAGTACGACATGGGGTAGGGGAATTGCAGAAAAGTTTACTGGGTTAAGTGAATCGCCTTCCTCGACGCACAAAATACCAGTCCCGACAGCCAAATCCATGAAGGATTCATGGACTTCTTGGCTAAAGTTTGAGTTCTGAAGTACCTCAAACACATACTCAGTAACTTCATCTAGCTCATTATCAATTGCTTCTCGTTGCTCTGGGGGTATTTCACTGCCTGATATTAAGTCTGCCCAACGCGCATAGTTTGGAACAATGCCTGATTGTAGGCGACTTGCAAATTCTTGAACGCCGACAACGGCAGTTTCGTCAAAGATTTTATCGTCCCTGCGCTGTCCGTGTTCTTCATAGTAAAAAGATTCACGCTGCGGCAAAGCGTACTCATAGCACTCTTCAAACAGAGGAACCCACTGTTCCCGAAAGGCTTTCGCCTTCTGGTACTTTTCAATATAACGCTTTGCTACCTTGTCCATTAGTAATTGAACCTACCAAGAAATCCAGCGCCACCAGCGCGGAATAAAGAACGACGACCAGCACCACCGCGCATACCGCGTCTTTGTGTTCTTGCCTCTAATGCTTGTGAAATATCTTCCCGCTTTTGCTCTGCGAGTTTTTCAACTTCTTCACGCTTTGCAATATCAGCTTCTACTTGTTGTTCGGCTGCTGCTTGTCTTTCTTGTCTTCTAGGACGAGGACCACACATAACAATCTCCTTTTTGCCTTCCTATTCATAAAGAACAGAAAAAATCAACGCACAAAGATTACATTCTTGCCCAAACACTCTGCCGTTTTTTCTTGGGCGACTTAGTAAACACATCAAAGTTTCTCTGAGCAACAACAGGTTTTAAGGGTTTTTGAGTATTCATCAAAGCCCTGCCCTCACCAGCACCCAAGAATAAATACTGAGCCGCATCGTGAATGTGGCTGAACATATTCTTGTCTGGTTTATCAGCATACCTCTCGCCAGATACTTCCATTCTTTTATAGGAATAGCCACCCTCAAAGCCCTTAATAAGCTGAGAGCAGCGCCTGTCAATTAAAAGTGCTGGCTTACCTTCAACCATTTTGGTCAGCTGGGAAGAGACAGCCTCAAGCCGAAGGTCAACAGAGTTGGAAGGCGCAGGGAACGCCCTCAAGCCAGCACCGCGCAGAATGTGGAAAGGTGTGGATTCATCAGTCTGCGCTCTAAAATCACCAGCAGGATCACCATAGATTATAACCTCGGACGCTGCCGCAAAGCGTATTGCAAGCTCATTCCTAAGAACTTCTGCAAAACGCACGATACCCATGTCTACCGCCACTATTTCTGACTGCAAAAACCATCGGCCCCTGACCTTCTGACCAAGAACGGCGGCAGGAGTCAATCCAAAGTCTACGCCAACATACACTGGGGTATTGGCTGCTATTGGTATTTCTTCCTCTGCAATGTGAACTTCTGAAGCAAACATCGGATATACAGGCTTTCCATCTTGAATATGACCCAAGCGGTTCATAACATAAACATCTATCCATGATTTAGTCTTACCTCGAATAAGATTAGGATAATATGTCTTCAGCATATTCTTTGTATTCTCAGCCTTCTTATTAGGCTCGTAATCTTCTATCTCGCCTTCCTTGTTTTTTACTTCGAGCATTCCAGAAGGTTGGGTGTAAAAACTCCAATTGTCTGGCTTGACCAGCATCTTAGCTTGCTCACGCGGTATATGATCTGGGATTGGAACCTCACCAGCCATGATAGGCCACCAGTGATCCTCTTCGGGAGCGTTGGTATCGGCAATAACGCCAGTCCAAGAAGGACCGCCATCACGCATAGAAGGATAACGCCCAACACGCATCGTACAGGCATCAATAATCGACTTAGGAATCTCTCGCGCCTCGTTGATCCATATACCTGTGAGTTCAAGTGAAAGCAGTTTCTTAACATCTTCGGGCCTATCAAGAGCCAAGAAAAGAACCTCAAGGTCAATATCCCCCTTTTTAATGTGGTGCGTATATGGCACCGACCAATGAAACTTACCCCAATCATTCTCAGGAAACCAATCAAGCCAAGTCTTAATGGTCGTTGTTCGAAGCTGTGGATTGGTATTTCTGATTATAGCCCATCGGCTTTTGCGGATTCCGTCCGGCCCTTTCTTCTGAACAAGGGCGCGGCGGAATACCTCCACACAACAAGCCACAGATTTCCCAGAACCAACAGGACCACGAATCCCGCGAAAGAAGGTATCATCCTTCATAAAGAATTTTAGTACGTCACCGTCTGGCTTGTACTTGAAGTCAATCATCTTAACCCTGCGTCAGTACCCTGCTTGATAATACGCTCTGCAATCTCAGGGCCAATACTATCAATCAACTGATCTAGCATATAATTAGTTACGAACATTTTGCCATGCTTCTGATCGAAGAATTTAAAGTGTTCCTTCTTAACTATATTGCGCAAGAGATTAAGCTCTTCCTGCTTAAGCGTATTTACAAAACTCACTTCTTTGCTTTCTTCCTAGTGGGTTTCTTCTTAGATTCATCGACATTAGGCGTAGAAGGATCGTCAGCCTTGAATGTCCCCTGTTTTGTTCTGGCCTTTACTGGCTCTGGACCTTCCTCTAACTTAACAGAATAACTCATATGAGTGGCTTCAGTCCAAGTAAAGCCATGAAGAGTGTGAGTGGGACCAGTCCATAACTCCTGAGTATTTCTAATATACCAAGCCATTATCCCTTACGCCCCTTAGCTGCCATCTCTTGAAACCGCTTCTTGCCGTATTTCTTTCTGCCAATCGCAGCCGCAAGTGCCTTCGGGTCTTTAACATCTTTCTTTTCTAACTCTCGCACCAGCAAAGAAAAGCGTTTACCAGTTCCTAGCTTTGGCTTCTTCATGTTCTATGCTCCATCAATTCAGCTTCTTCTTAAACAATGTGCCTTTTGCAGTGGCGCCAGTACGCTGACTTAAATCTATCATTGCACCACCACCACGCGGCGATAAGTCTTTTGCTTTTGAAAATAAAGATTTTGACTTAGCTTTACTTGCCGCTTCAGCTTTCTTAAATTGATCCGTAGAAGAAACAGACTTTAATGTCTTTAGATATTTTTGATTATTTGAATAGTTCTCTCTGGTAAGTTTTTGCATCTCAGATGTTGAGATGCCTTTATCCTTAGCATAAGCAGCCATCTTTTGCTTTGAATCAAGGCGTTCTTTTCGCTTTGCTTGCTCAATTTCTGTCCGCTCAATAAGGGTTCTTATTTCCCTAACATTGTAGGACTTTGTTTCAGAACCTAATGTAACTTTAAACTTTTCCATTACGTTCTATACTTCCTTACTTTCCGAGCAATTGCTTTCGGTTGAGCCACAAACTGCTGACCCTTTGCCTTACCCTTTCGTTTAGCTCTGGTTGTAGCTGCATATTCAGAATCACTAAGAGCAGCGATAGCCGCGCTAGGTAAGTACCGCTCACCAGTCTCACTAGACTTCTCGCCAGACTTGGTGCGCCACTTCTGCTTTCCCCAATCCAGCAAAGATTTCTGAGAAGGTTTCATAACGCTTTCTTTGTAGTTAAAACAGTCTTAGAAGAAGGATCAACTTTCTTTCCCCTATAGTCAGTCGTTGTTCCGCTACCAAAGCTATATCCAGTCTTCTTCATGTCTTCGACTTTTTCAATATAGTTTTTTAGCTTACGCTCTTTAGCTTCCAGCTTTGAGCTAGACTCACCACCGCGCAAAAGTCTAATGCCACGGCGAAGAAGCTGAATAGCCGCAGTCGGCGTTGTCAAAATAGCATCCGCTAATTTTGGATCGTCTTTAACAGTAGGCAGCTTGGGAATACTGCGAAGCTCCTTCTGAACATCTTTTAAAAGAGTCTTAGCTCTTTCTTGTGCGCGAGTTGTTCCATCCATTACGTATAACCTCCACCACGCTTCTTGTATTCCTTAGCAAGCAATTGCGCTTTACGCGCCGACCATTGACCAGCAGCAGTGCCATGAGTTGCCCGCGCCTTAATCCTCTGGAATAAAGACTTCCTCATCTTAGGTTTGGTATAGTTTCCCGCAGCATTAACAGCCATTAGAAACTCCCATCATGCTTATCAAACAAATGTTGCTCAAGCTCTTTAAGTCTTCTTCTCAAACGTTGTTGCTCTGCAGTCTCACCGCCAGAAACACCGCGTCTGTTATATCCAGTTATATTTCTAAGAAATAAAGTCTTCTTATCAGCCTTCTTGGGTTGACCATCTTCATCAAGATTCAACTGCTTCTTAATACTTGCTATCTCAGCGCGTATCTTCTCTACGTCAGCCATTACTTCTTCTTAGCCACCATAATCTTTTTCTTCAAAGCAGCAGGAAGTGTCTTCTGCTTACCCTTCAACATTGTCTTCTTACCATAATGACTCGGCATCACACTCTCTCCATAGGCATCAACAAACTACGCTTCTGCATTCCAACCCTGCTCGGAACATCCTTAAACGTCTGCTCCTTCCGCTCAATCCTCTTCATAGACAAAGAAGGTAAAGGACCAAACTCAGGCTTCATTTCCTGATACATCTGCTCAGCACT